CACTGCGTTGAAGCGTAGACAACTCAGCCTCTAGCCTAGCTATTCTTGGTTCAATCCCATCTATCCTTTCATGGGCGCTTGCTGCTGTTTGTTTGCTCATGTTTCACCTATGTTGAGTATTGACGTATGCTATCTGTATTTCCATCAACAGTATACATCTTTGAACCATCCACTTTAAATGTTAGATCAGATAAAGATGGATTTTCAGTAGCAACATTAAATGATACAGAATCATATGAAGCTGTAGAAACATCCCATGCTGTACTTAAACTATATTGAAAAACAGTGTCATTAGTATCGCCACTTATCCACATTTTATCTCCATCAGGATTAAAATAAACACCATTTGGAGAAGCTTCTTGAGTGTTTACACTAAATGATTTTCCTGTTTCAAAAGCGCCAGTTGAAATATCCCAAGCAGTTGATAAAGCATATTGATAGACAGTATCACTAGCTGTTCCAACAATATAAGCCTTTGTGCCATCATCTTTAAAGTACAGTCCCCTTGGAGCAGTTTCTTCTGAACTAACAGACATACTCTTGCTTGCATATGATCCTGTTGAAATATCCCATGCTGTAGTAAGATTATATTGATAAACAGCATCACTAGAACGACCAATAGCATAAACAGATGTACCGTCTGTTTTAAAGAAAAGTGATTCAGGTATTAATTCCTCAGCAGAAACATCTAAGGATTTACTATCATATGATGCTGTAGAAACATCCCAAGACGTACTTAAAGTATATTGATAAAGACTATCACCAGTGGAACCAGAAACATACATCTTGGTACCATCGTCTTTAAATCTAACTCCAGTAGGAACACTATCCTGAGCACCAACATAAAAAGTAACACTATCATAAGAAGCAGTTGTTAAATCTGGATTAGTCCAAGCAGGGGCAACGGTTGAGTATTGGTAGATTGTATCGGTATTAGAATTTACAACGTACATTTTGGAGCCATCAAGCTTAAAAAACAAACCTTGAGAATTGGTATTCTGACTTGAGACATCAAATCCTTGAACATATGAGGCGCTTGACGCATCCCATGCCGTACTCAAAGAATATTCATATACAAAATTTGTCGCCTGTCCTATTATATAACAATAATCGCCGTCTGGAGCAAAAAAAATACCGACTGGCGATGTGTCTTGTGACGCGGTACTAAAGCTATTGCCAGAATAAGAAGATGTAGTTATATCCCATGAAGTAGACATAGAATATTCATAAACAGCATTGCCGCTATCGCCTGTTACAAAAAATTTTGTTCCATCATCCTTAAAAAACATTCCAGATGGTAAGGTGTCCTGCGTTGCCACGCTAAAGGAACTGGAAAAACTAGCCGTAGAAACATCCCAAGCAGTGCTCAGGCCATACTCGTGGACACTTTGACTGCTGGTGCCGCACACATACATTTTTGTTCCATCTGGCTTAAAAAATGTTACCCGTGGAGATGTTTCTTTTGCCGCAATAGAAAAATTCTGCACATAAGAAGCAGATGTTATATCCCAAGCAGTGCTCAAATCGTATTCATTTACGTCATCTCCAATAAAACCTGTAATATAAAGTTTAGTGCCATCAGACTTAAAGAATAAATCTGAAGGCACACCATCCGCTGCACCAACATAAAAGCTAACACTATCATAACTAGCATTAGCTAAATCTGGATCAGTCCAAGTAGGAGCGGGCGGTCCAGCAACAACCCCAAATCCAAGTATTGATCTCCCAAAGACTAATGGCATTACAGTATCCTAGCTAAAGTTGGTCGCAAGATTCGCAAGATAGTTTGTTCCATCATAGTAAATCGTAAGAACATCAATGTAGTTTGAAGTCGTAGAAAGCGTTTTAGTACCACCCGCAAACTTCATCGTAGAAGTCAAGGTATAGTTGCCTGATGCTGGCTGAACAATAACCAGTGTTACGCTGTCACCAGCCGCAGGAGTGCCACCAAGCGCGTTGATTGTAATGTTGCCTGTCAAGGTAATCTTCTGAACAGACCCATTTGCAGGATCAGGTGTCAGCGTTCCCGTTGTTCCCAAGCTGGCATACTGTACTTCATTGTAGGTCAGATTAGTTGTTGCAGTTTTACCCGTACCGTTTGGTGTGATTGTAACATTGCCATTGGCATCCGTGCTGGTAATAGCATTCCCGTTAATGTTAATGTTATCAACATCAAGATCAGTATTAATTACAACTGTGCCAGTGCCATTTGGAGATATATTCACATCGCCATTTAAGTTTGTACTAGAAACTGTGTTTCCATCTAACTGTAAGTTATCAACTCGAAGATCAGTAACCGCAGAGTTAGTACCAATTGTTACGCCATCAATAGCACCACCATCAACATCAATTGTGCTGATTGCGCTTGTGCCTTCTGTCTTTTCTATGGCGGCGTTTATCTTTGTACGGACTGAGGAGCCGCTTTCACCGTCAATAAATGTACCCATTACCTAGCTCCTTTATGGTGCATCTTTCCAAACATCAGTATCATCCCAAACGCCTATATCCCTCCAAGCACCCGTTGCAAGAATCCAGTTGCTAACAGCAGCCGCGTACCCCACCATAGCATGGATCGATGTACTGATCCCAATAAACATTAGTACAAGGCCACAATGTTAGTTGCAGTTGTGCCGGTGCTGTAAACTCTGTTTGCTCTGACCGGGAAGATACCAACCGGAACGGCGCTGAATGTAACCGTATCACCGTTTGGGGTATCGATCTTTATATCACCAGTGCCACCAACATACAAAGCCCTTGCAACATGCGCTAAATCCGCGCCATCATTGGGCGTTACCGCAGCCGCACCGTCTGCCGGGTTGCTGCCTCTGAGGTTTGATTTCACCATTTTGCCACTCCTTTATAAGCCCTATACCAGATATTTATCTAATTTCCAAACACATTGTCAAAATCTGGTCCTCTTGACGGTTGCATTTGTCCAGGTGTCCACCAGTAATCTTGACCATATTCTCTTTGATACTTGCGAATATTACGCCGGATCTTTTTGCCAGCATCGGGATCAGCCCACAGTTTTGCTTGATCAAAGAACATCCGCTCAAAGGCAAGGCGCGAATACCAAAGCGATGTGCCTGGCATATATCTGTGAACAAGGCCAATCATTTCACTCGCTACATTTGTATCTTCACCTTCCGCTGCCTGATAAATATTGCCAATAGTCAATTTTCTTATATCATTAGCAAGACCAACAACTGGTCCCGCCACTGTTTGCTCTAAGCCTCCGCCATAACGGTTGACATCAGAAAACAAAAAGTCACCAAAAATTCCGAAGCCACCACCCTGCAAGAATGCAGCACCCCAAAACTCAGGATCTTCAACAGATCTAGGATCACGGCCTTTAGACATTTCTTTTAGCTGGATGGCCAAAGCGCCCATGAGTGTCGTGCTAAGAACTAAATCCGCGTAATATCTACCTTTACCCTTAACACCTGGAGCGGCGGCTCCACGCGCGATATGGGTCATCATCAATGTAACACCAAAGTTTTTATACATGGCAAATGATCGTACCAACTCGCCAGCAATTGTACCTGGGGGAATATCACCAGTAAGTGCAGCCCGGCCACGGATTGATGTTGATGGAACCGCAAAGTTTGTTTCAGTCTCAACCATCCGCATAATATCGGTTGCTAATTCTCTAGCCAATCTAGGATCGATGTCATCACGAAACTCTATATCTTCCGCTCGTAAAAACTTTGCACCATTATAATCGTACAATTCAGTCTGGCGAATGATGTCCCATCTATCACTATTGATATTATAACGCTCCATAGCCTTGCGGAACATCGGGTCTAATTCATCAAAAGATTTGCCTACGTTATCAGCTAGACTTCCCAGAAACTCCATGCCAAACGCCCATCGCCCGGCTTGCGTCATTGGCGATAGAAGCGATGCTCTCATCACAAAATCAGCAATCCGCCGCGTCACCTCTGGCCCAGAGATATCCCCGGTATAGCGCATCTGTGCCGCCGCCAAGGTAGACCATCCTTCAGCCGTTAGCCCCAGGCGAATTGCAAGCTTGCCCTTTTCCTCAGCACCTAAAGGCTGCAATAACTTTACATACTGCATAAGCGTCTTTGTTTGCGGCAAGCCATTCATGCGTCTTGCAATGCGGTTAAAGTTTACGTCTGTGATTGCAGATATGGCCGCAGCACCAAGCTGTGCAGATTGCAAGATCTGTCTAGTTCCCGCAAATGTTGTTGCCCAAAATCTATTAACCGGAGTGTTATGTGTGCCTTGAAGAATATTATATAATTCATCGACTTTTCTGCTTGCGGATCTTGCCGCGCTTTCTGCCTTATCTTCACCAGCCGCAGATTTCTGCAAAGTCTGTTTGATAAAGTTTTTAGTCGCCATAGGATTTGGCCCCAGACGTTCCATAAATGCAATGTCTCTGGACATATTGCTGATATGCCCCATCATCACATCGAAAGGATTATCATTGCCAAACTTTTCCTGGTATTCCATCCAAGAATCTGCGTTTTTAAACACCAAGAAACGATGGTCTGCATTTCTATTTGCCAAAGACTTGCCGCCAGTTGGCCGACCACTTGGTTTAATCTTGCTCATGCCATCAGTGCGGATTGTTTCGTAAACATCTCTCAGAACAAGTTCAAGCTTTTGCGGAGAAAAATGTAACCCGGTTTCCATGTCTTTCATTTTGTCCAGGTCAAGACGCGCTGAGATAAAGTCACGCCATTCTTCGAAGCTTGCCTCGCGTACTTTTATGGTACTGTGTTGCTGGGGTAATCCCCAATCAGAACGCTTTGGGATAGCGCCCCCCGCCGCATTGAAACGCTTGCGCAAATATTCAGACGCTTCTTTCCATGCCAATGATAATTCTCTTGCAGAAGCATCGCCAGTGCTTTCACCAAAAACTTCCTTTATCATATTTCCAAGTTGCGCTTTGTTTCGCACTCGCCCAACCAGATCACGGCGGAATGTTGCCAGGAACTTGTCCATCTTCCGGGTAGCGCTGCGCTCAATGGTTGCTTGTAGCTGTACAATGCTTGAATACTTAGACGTTGCGTCTTGTTCAAAAAAGGCCAAGGCCGCTTTGTTCATATCCTGTTGCCCGGTAATGGTGCGATAATTCTCCATATCTAGTTTAATCTTTTTCCACGTCTGTGCTTGCAACATTCTTTGACGCTTACGTTCAATCGATTTTTTGCGCACCGCCGCCGCTGCATCGATCCCGGCTTTTGTTTGCGCTGGGCCTGGGCCTAGTTGTTGGTTGTATTGCTCAACCAATTCATCGAACAAATTACCATATTCATCCGCTTGTGCTTGAGTAATTTCACCAGCCCTTACACCATCTTCAACACACTGCCTAAATGTACTCATAGACCACATACTCCCAAACGGTTAATCAGTGCATCCTCTGCATCGATATCAGCCTTAATATCACGCAATGTTTTTGTTTCTGCCAAAAGCTCGCCAGTTTCTTCATCAAACCTAGTTGTCAGTGGTATTTCTAAATCAAGCTCCTGTTCAGGAATATTTTCCATATCTCGAAACTGATCTAATACCATTTGATCTAATTGCTCTTCAACCGCTGGTCCAGTTGGTTCATCAAATCCTTCTAGGGTTGGCTCTTCTTCAATCGCGTCTGCGCGGCTTTGCGGCGCAACATCGACAGCGCGTCCAACATCGCCAGTTGACGCCCCATCAAAATCGCCTCGTTCAATTCCTCGTCTGACAGCATCGGCGAAGTTTCGGGCTGCTGCTGCATAGTTTCCTGTTTCTCTAGCTGTTCTTGCTGACGCTGAGAGGTCATCGCTGAGGACGCCTTTTCGGTTTGCAAGCGCCTGTAGGAGCGTGATCGCTTGGGCATCTTGGTCGGCCCTCCTTTGGTTTTGCTCTTTGGCAAGCTTATTGCCTTCTGCTTCAATACGTTCAGCGTTTTTACTTAGGCTTTCAAACGCCGCCTTATCACCACGCAAAAGCTTAGTTGTTCTATCAAGAACCCGTGCGCGTTCTGTAAACAAGCTGTCTGTGATAATTTCTTCGCCAAACAAAGATACTTGCGTTTCTTGCACAGTGTCCATTTCCCGAACCTGACGAACTATTGCCTCTGCTTGGAAAAGGTTTGCCGGATCTGACTTTGCAAGAACAGAAATAGCAGCATCTTGCAAATCAGGATTATCAATCAACCGACCAACTATCGCACCATAGTTTGCTGGGATAACCTCATTTACAATTGCACCAAATGCTCGGTTGCTGAGATTCACAAGATCCCGCGCTTGTCTTACCAAAACAGATTGAGGCGGTAACTCTGCAATGCGCCCAGGCTCTATACGAAGCACCTTAGCGGCGTCAATTGCTGTACCAGTCCCTTGGGCTATATTTGTCATTGCCGCTATTACACGGGCCTTCTCTGCGCTTACACCGTCTGTTTCACGCAATTTATAACCAATGATTTCTATTTTTTCATCGGGCTTCTGTGCTTGGATGCGCCGAGCCAGACCGACACGCTGGTGTCCATCAGCCACAAATATCTTACCATCAACATCTTCCCAGAAAATAACAGTCCCGGCTTTAATAGGATCCCACTCAGTTACACCTCGCAACCGCTCAGTAACACCATACTCATCGCCGCCCTCTTTAAACTGAAAGCGTTTAGCATCAACATTTACATCTCTTGGATTTACAGAGAACATAACGCCATTAAGATTATCAGTGGCCGCTTCAATCATCTCAGGTGATGGCTGAATAGTGGCCTCATTTGGCATTGTTGGTAAGGTGTTGTTCTCAATCGCCGCTTCTGCGCTTACTGTTCTGGAAGTATGCTCTGCCTGAGACGAAGGCAAATCTGCATCTGTAAATGGGTTATCAGCCTCTAGCTCTTCTCTTGCTTCCGCTGCATCTGCTAAGGCTTGACTGTTTTTATTTGCCTTGCCAGACTTGCTGATTGCATTCCAACCCTTTTTTGCGGCATCCGCTGATACCCGAATACCCACGCCAAACGTTGCGCTGCCCACCGCATTGTATGCAACATTGCGAAGAAAGTCTTGATATGTGTAATCATATCCTAATTCTTCATACCAATCTGCAACACCGGCCTCTGCTATTGCGCCAGTACCCGCACCAATTGCAGCCTCAGTAAATGCTAACCGCCATAGATTTTTGGATGCAGCCCCCATAATACCAAACGCATTGATAGGATCATCAATTACACCAGAAACACCACCAACAAATTGACCAACCGTTCCGCTAAACGTAAAGTTTCTCGCACCAATTTCCTCAGCATATTTTCTTGCAGCTTGCGCACGTTCCTTTGCAATATCTTCTAAGCTTTGAACCGTAATCCCTTTTAAATGATCCGGTAAGCTTTCCTGATTTTCGTTCATAAAATTCAGGAGAGTATTTACAGCAAAGTTATATCTGTCCTGTGGACCACCGGCTGAACTATAAACACCTAGTCCAATCCCTAAGAAGTCTGCCGGGTTCTCAAAATCACGACCGCCAAATCCTTGGTTGGGGAATGTCTCACGCATCTCTTCAACAATAGGCGTCCACAAATCTTTAAGAATAAGCTCTTTACTTTGAGACTGATCGTTAAGACGCATATTATCTTGTGCAGCAAAAAAGTTTTCTGCAAAGTCAGATACCGGCTCAGAAATACCAACCATGCCGGGAAAATCATACGCATCTGATCGATCAAACTGTATCATTGTGTTTTCAACCAATCATCATAAGACATAAAGAATGTTGGGTTTTTAGCCATTTTTCTGCGTATCATTTGTTTATATGCTTTAGTGCTTTTTCTGTTTCTAACTCCTTCAATTGAATCCAGCATTTTTTCAATGTTTTTAATCATTATTTCTTTTCTAGGGCTTTCAGAAATGTCTTCTATTGCTTTTCTCAATTCACGGGTTTCTTTAGACCCAGGCACAAATTCAAGCTCTTCTGGAAGATCCTCTAATCTTAAACCAGGTTGTGCTTGGGCTGCTGCCGGAGATATTTCAGTGATCTGTTCTAAGCCCGTTATGCCCGTTGTTATCTCTTCAGAAGTGGGCATTGGTTGCGCAGTGCCCATTGCTGGTGCGCTTACTTCTGGCAGTATTAAACCAAAGGATTTTTGTAATTGTGTAATATCAATAATAACTGGCCGACCATCTGCATCCAAAACAAATGCCTCACCCCTATCGCCAAATTCTATTGAGTATTTATTGCCGCCAACATTACGAAATCTATATGATTCGTTTTCTTTAATCTTTTGAGCTAAGTTGCCACTAATTTGCTGACCCGTTGCAGATTGAATAACATCAACACTTATTTCATTTAAGTATTGTTCTAGCTGATCGCCTGTCATCCCCGGCATTACGAAGGTTTGCATACCACGGACCTCTTGAATACCGCCATATACCTTACCATTGCGCTCCATTCGCCCTGCCGCCTCTTGATAGGCTCGCTCATAAAGATCAGCATCAAATGTAAAAACACCCTTACTTACAGCCATTTCCGTGTAAATTGCCTTAGCAACTTCTTTGACCGCCGCATGATGTTTGGGCGTTGTGATTGCTCTTCCAAATTTACTATGCACTAAATCTATATTTGCTGGCGTAAACTCAGCCGGTTTTTCTCCAAGCTTCAAACGCTCAAAACCAGCAATCGCAATGTTTGCAGTTTCAATTCTGCCTTCATTTACCAACGCACCAACAAGCGCCATCTCTGGATTGTATTCTGCTATATCCGTCAATACCTGACCAGCCGCCTGATCGAATGAAGCTAAAGCGCCAAGCATATCTAATTTAGCCATGCCTTCCGCTTTATCTAAGACCAGACTAATTTGCCGAGCTTCTTCACCAAACAAAAGTCTGGGTGCGGCAAGACCATAATGATTTGCCACTTGTTGCGCTTGAATTTGCCTGATCCGCATAGCACTTTCATTAACAACTGGGCGACCATCAACTAAATCTATTATTGGTTCAACATCCTGAATAAAGCCGACACGTTGAGCATAACCCATAGGATCTTTGCTGATTTGGGTTCTCATATTGTCTAAGAACTTACTTGCTTGCTCATATCGCTTTTGTTCAAGTACCGTATCAATCCCCTCGCCGCCACGACCTTCCATGCCAGACTGCAATTGAAACACCGTAGCCTCAGCATCAGTTAATGACAGACTACGCAAGCCACTAAAAAACTCGTCAGTTTCTTGCAAAGACTTCATAGCACTTTGCAATGCAGGACCACGTTGAGGATCAGCCGTAAGAATTTCATCTACCGCATTGTTTAAATCCGCCAGTATTTCCTGAGAAAGACGACCACCATCTTCAAGGACTTCTTGCTGATCTTCTATTTTGTTTACTACATAATCAGACTGAGCCTTAACAGCCGCAACATTCCGATTATATTCTGGCCGCAACAATCCATTTACAAACCGAACACTATCTTCAAAATCCATACCCGGCAAAGTCTTATCGCCAGATAAAATGCTTTCTATTTCTTCGCGTTGTTCTTCAATAGGCTTTTGATAAAATTCAAATGTTGTTTTTTCTTTGATGGCTTTTTCTCTTACACCATCGGCCCATTCTGCAACCAACTCAGGTTTTACACCTAAATCCGTAAGTGTTTTAGATCCGCTTTCAATATCAAGCTCAATCTCTTGAACAGTGTAACCCGGAACCGTAGCATTACCAATAATAAACTCTGCCTCATTTGCAGAAACGCGGTTTTGCTTTTCCTTACGAAGCTTTGTCTGTTCTCCGGTCCACCACTTAGAATATCGCATCTCCGCTTTGCCAGAGGCTTCTGTAAGTCTGGTACGAAGAACCCCGGCAGATACCGGATCGATGTTAGACAATGCCGCCGGAAAACCATCAGTAACATCTTTTAGCTGCGCTTGAATGGCAGAGAATGATGTTTTATTCTTTTGGCCTTCATTTAAAATTCTTGTAATTTCAAGATCTGCTTCAGCTTGGATCTCAGCAACGGCCACACGATTACCGGCTTCATACGCAGCCTTCTCTGCAATGGTTCTGGGGCCACCTTGTTCACGAAGCGCCTCAAGTACCGGCTGCGCCCCTTCCGTGCGTATACGCTCAATACCGCGCCTCTCAGCCTCTTCTGCGCCTGTCTTGTATAGAAACTGTGACATTTCATCGAAACTGCGAGATATCTGTTGGCCAAGCTGGGCTTGTTCTCTTATGCCCGCAAACTCTATGGCTTGAGGTTGCCGAGTGCGAACACCCGCTCTTTGATATCTCGGTAATCTAGCCATTATGCTAACTGTCCATATCTATAAATACCCATCCCAAGCGTACCCGCCGCCTGGAAATAAGATGCTTGTTGAGCGGCTCGACCAGCCATGCGGTATTGATGTGCTTGGGTTGCCGCCTGACCCTCTGCTAAGAGCGCATTATCCGCTGCAATATTCTTCTCTCGAATACCTTCAGCCATTGCATATTGCTGCATGACTGCCGCAGATCCGCTTGTTGGATCAACACCTCCCGCCGCTGATCGTGCAATAATTGCAGATAAGTTTTCATTTAGATTACGAAGAACATCAGCGCCTTGTTGCTTGTATGCAATAGCCTCTGATCGCCCACGCATTCTAGCTTGAGCGGCTTGCTCATCATACATTTCACGCTGGGCTTGACCGGCTCGGATTTGACCGTATGCACTAACCGCCGATGAAGCCAACATCAAAGGTGCTGCTATAGGTGCGACTGCCGCCATGTTAAGACCCCGTACTCAGTTTATACTCCAAACCCAAGACCGTCATTGGCAAAGGATCTGTTTGTGTTAATGTTATTTGTCCAGTGTTAGCATATCCCAGCAAACCATGCGCGGTTTTTAATCCGGTGTATTCAGCAATCACGGACGACCCACTCTCAGTATCAAATGCAATCGTCTTGCCATTGATCTTCAGATCTTTGGTTTTGTCCACAAGAGCATCAACCTGAACAACTCTTTTCTTCATGCCGTGAATAGATCCAGACGATAGTGTTGGCTCAGTTGGCATTGTTTTTGCTTGGACCGTATAATTTAGCCCGACTTGGTGAGTAGATGTTGCCGCCGTATCTAAAGTTATGCTGCCAAAAACAGCAACACCGTTCTTTACTACAATCCCATTTAAATCAACAGTTGGGCCAACCGTATCTGAAGGATCTTCAAATATAGCGTCGTTATCACCAGATATTCCAATGTTTATAGTATATCCTGATACCGCAAAAGGCGTTCCACTTGTGTTATCTATATATATTGAGCTAACAGATTTAAAACTTCCCGTTGTCGTCCAAGAGGTTGTATTCGTATCATTAAAATTAATTATTTCAACTAAAGCAGCATTAGATGAATCAGTGCCAGTAAAAGTTGCCCTTAAATTTAATGCAGACGAAAATCCTGTGCCTGGCACACTGTTATTTTCTACCTCAAAAACTATTTGATTGGTTTCAGAGCTAACTGTTTTTGCGCTTTCTGAAATACCATCTCTAATTATGTTTACTGTTTTGCCACGTAAATGACCTAATTGAACAGTTGTTATTGCTCCACCATTGACACCGCTATCTAGTGTAAAGTCAGAATTAAACACTTCTAAATAATATACAGTTGCAGAATCCACCGTCCTTTTAACAATTGCATAAACTTCGCTTAATTCAACAGCTATTGCAATAAACTCACCATCAGTTGTAAACTTGCTGGGTGCAATGACATTCTGTCCGGTAAGGATAGAATATACCGCCATTGATCCATCACCACTATTCACAACAAACAGCCGATCCGCTTCATCTGTTGACGATGATCTTCTTACAGCAATATCAACCGGGGTATTCAGTAAGTGAGATGATAGCAAAGCAATGTTCTGCACTTGATAAGAGCGGGTATCGTTTCCAAATTGGAACGCATTGATAGCTTTGCCTTGACGCTGAACAAAGATCGTTGCGCCGTTTAAATCTTCAATTGGCACACCAGCCTTTGATCCAAGCCGGGTTTGTGGTCGCACCAAAAAATTACTTGGCGTAATTGGTGTATCTTCTGATTGAACAACAATAAACTCACCACCCGTTGAGAAAATACGCAGATCCGCACCAGATACGATATTCACAATTGCATTCAGTTGGTTTGTATTAATCGTCGTTTCAACAGCTTCATCATCAAGCCCGGTATGAGAGTCAAAGTTAAAGTAATCAATTACACGCGAACCCCAGACAGTATTCGGTCTGGACTTAGAACCGCCGAAATACAATCTGCCTTCATGAAAAGTTGCCGATCTTGGCCAGCCTCTAGTGCTTGACCAAACATCTTCATAGCCAAATTCGCCAATCCAATTACCAGCAACAACGCCGCTTGTATCAAAGAACGGAACTTCAACAACAGCATTCATTATGGTGTCGCTGACATATGAAATGTACTTTACACGGCCAAAAGTGTTTTCTACTTGAGCAAAGTTATTAGCCGCAGATGCCGCAAATGCTGCAACCTTATAATTGGTTGAGCTATCTGGTTGTGTTGTCCAGGCAGGATAGACAGTTGCGACCTTTGTTGATCCAACATAATCTGAAATATATCTTTCCTGTCCCGCACCCGTTCCGGCTGTAAGCGTTATCCACATACCATTTGGGTCATCATCAGATGTATATGATGAAGCTGATTTTAAAGTAATTGTATTTGCCGTACCAGCTTGTGCTGTTCCGTTATCAGTGGTCACAGAGGATGCAGTAATTGTAATATTGCCAGTTGTTGCGCTGGGCGTGATTGTAAAATTAGGAGAATGCTCATCAAGCGCGTAAGCATATTGTGGCGGATTAGTCAGAGGCAGGTTCTCAAACGTCCAAGATGTGTCAGAATTGCGCACAAGACGTTTTGTCTGAAGATCTTCATGGCAAAGAATTAGGGTATCTACAGCTTGCGTATATTCAAGCTCATCAAGCATTGCTGCCGTAATATCAGAGGCCGTAATATAATCATTGCCACTTGAATTAATATCTCTTTGTAGATTTTTGTTTTTAAAAACGTAAATTCGACCAACAACAAAAACCAACAAATAGCTGTCGTTTGTACTAAACTCGAATGGAATAATTTTAAATTCTGTAAAGCTCGATCCAAAATCAAAAACAAACTCCAAACCATCTCGACGACTAATTCCGCCTTGAGGTTGCACAACAACATTTGTCGCTTCTTCTAAAGCATTCTGATATTGCTGAAGATCTGTTCTGGCCCGTAGAAGAGGATCTATTTCTCCGGTAGAAAAGTTAGACTGATATTGCGTAATTCTCATCAGTACCTCGCCTGAATAAGAGAATAGTCCTCCACAATTTGCGTACCTTGACCACGCCCATCGATGTTCATGGCCTCACGCAGCAACCCGCCACGACCAGATTCACCCGGTGAACCATATGCTTGCGCACGAAAGTAATCCGCTTTTGTTGCCTGATCGGTTACGGTAATTGCAATCTCTGAAGCCAACGCTACGCGCAAGAACCGCACGAAATAGGCTGGCATATTAGCCTCTGTTACCGTTGCCTGATAATCAATGTAAATGGTATCTAGGTTAGTAAATAACTGAGTGCCATATATTTCCCATCCATATCGTCTTGGACGTGTACCGCTTGCGCTGCTATCAAAAACAGCAATCGGGCTTCCAATAAGATCCGCTGGGAAGTCAAAAGCATTATCCCACTCATTGATGGGAGCCGTTACATTCTTGCTAAGTTGGACTTTTTTAAGGCTCCAACTCCAAGGATAAACTGTCAGAAGATGGTTTTTAAGATCTGGATAAAGTCTATTACAAGCGTCCGCTGTATCACTTCCATCTGTCAGAGATGTAATTGCAGCCGCGCCAAGAAGGACAAGGGCATCAGAGCAAATTGTTACATCAGTATCGCCAGTTGCCATTATAGCCCTCCAAGAGTTTGAAGGGGGCCAGTTGCCCAGCCCCCCAGGGGATAATTAGTCACCGTCCGTTGCGGCCAGTGTCGTACCGTCTGCAACGTCAACAACACCGCCAGTATTGGACAGAACTTGCGTAAGTGTGCTTACGCGAGTGCCGCCAGTAGATGACACAACATAAATCAAATCGCCAACCGCCAGAGTATCTGACAAGCTGTTGAAATAGCCTTCTGTGTTTACAGTCGCTATCGTATCTGCGGTTTGATATGTATAGATAACAGGGGCATTGCCTTTTTTGCCTGGACCCCCATCACCGAAACCTGTTTTATCAAAAGCCATATGTCAGTCTCCTTATTCAGTACAGCTGATTTTAACGATGCCCTCATCGTCAATAGCAACCGCACCAGCAGAGAACATAGAACTTACGAGGAACGATGTTTTCTCTGGGATGTAGTTTACTTCTGACTTCTGAGAGATGCTTTCAGCATAACCCATGCTGTCTTGATGCCAAGCAAAGCAAGTACGGGTTGATGGCTTAGGAACACCGCCTTCATCACGATCACCCATTGTGATAATGTTGAAGCCCATGAATGATGTAACTTCTCCACGAACCAATGCTTTGACGGTAGCAAAATCACTTGATGTGATTTCAGTTTCACCTAGCATTGCGTCAAGCTGAGAAGAGTGCATCAACAAGTGACGACCTTCGGCTGGAACATTTTTGTCGTTCAGTGCTTTCGCAGCCGCACGAAGTTTTTCAATGTTCATGTTTGAAGCCGCACCACCAACAGATGTTGCAACAGTTGATGGAGATGCAGCCGCATCAAGTGCATCAATGCAAAGCTGGTCCATACGGCGAGCAATCGCTTTTGAAACAACCTGCACCAATTCACGGCGCTCATCAAAGTTGACGTGTGATTGATGGAAGATGTCTGAATATTCTGCTGCGATATAATCAGACATTGTGGCGGTAACCTGGCTATAGGTTACGTTCAATGGAGTTACGTCAGTTTGTGGAACACGAACTGTTGCAACACCTTTACCGATTTTTGGGAACTTTACTGTGTTACCCTGGACACCGGTACGTGTCCGCATTGTGCCGCGAAGCAACGCTTCGCCTTGGTATGCCTGTTTAACTTCCTCATCGAAAAGCGTTACAAAGGCATTAGTAATACTCTGCGCCATAGCAGAAGCCTCCTATTAGGTTTCAACTCAAAACGCTTACTGTTAGCCGATGTAAACCGGGCAGTCGCTTGCGCGAAAGTGGCCGCGCCCACCAGTGGATTACCACATCAAGGGGCCGCGCAGCGGTTAGCCCTTAATCTGCCTATACACGCAAAATGTAGTGATTGCAACAAAATCTAGCTATTTGCCGCCGCCCATTGCTTTTCAATCTTTGTTCGCCATGCTGCATCAGTCTGCCAACGCGGGTCTGCAATCGCTGAAGCAAGATCTTCTCTGGTCATTTCAGGCGTGTCCACAACCGGCGTTGTCGGTATGCCTTCATTCGTATAACCCTGAATAAACTTGGTCATTGCATTGATTGCATCGGCACTGTTCAGGCTGTAGGCCAAAGCCTCGCGCTCTGAGTTTGTCAATGATGCGCGGGTAATATGACGCTCAAGATACGCAATCTTTTCTTGGCCTCGCTCACCAAGCTTCTGCATTTCTTGTCGCCGATCATATTCTATGGCCTCTTGGCCACCTTGAGAAAACTCTAGGACTTGCCCCGCAAGCTCTTCAAAAGCTTGTTGCGAGATACCGTATTTTTTAGACCAATCTTGAAACGCCTGGACTGAAGGATCTTCCAAGTCCAAACCCTTATCCACCAGATCTTTAGTGTCATAATCACCATCCGGCGCTTTGTGTTTACCTGCTTTAAAAGCCTTTTCAAGCTCTGCATAGCTTTTTGCCAACTTCTCAACATCAGGGCCATCATCATCCCAAAACTTTTCTGGGTAAAAGTCAGGACGTTCCAGCGGTTCACCATCATCAATATCAACCTCTTCATTTTCTTCTGGCCGTAATTGAAACGGTTGTTCTTGTTCTTGCGGCTGTTCTTCTGGCCTTTGAAAATTAACCAGAGGAGCCTCCTCAGAGACTTCAATTGCTTCTGCTTGTTCAGACATTATTGCTCCTTCCCACCCTGCGCTCAATCAGGCGCACAAGCTCAGTCATGCCTGTTCTCACAAAACCGTGACTAGGATCTTCGCCTGGATACCAAGATGGTTGTTCTATAGTTATCTGTCTCAGGTGATGTAACACCTTCTGACCTTCCTCAGATTTAAAGACCCGTCCATAAAGTATGTCCAGATCATCCGCCTTTGGCGGCTCGACAAACGCTTGACTTATTCCTTCCCAACCGTCTGGCGAACTCATTGCATGGCCTCTGCTACTGTTTCATCAGTGGGCATAGGTTGCTGCTGTTCTATCATAGCTTGCTGCATTTGCTGCATCATCATTTGTTGCTCTTCCGGTGTATTTAATACACGTTGATCGATCCCCATTTTTTCCGCAATGAACGAAATACTTTCTGGGACGTTAATAATTGCTTGGCCCATTGGTCCCATAGAATTGGCAATCTGCATAAAGCTCAGAAGCTGATTGACCTCTTCCATCTTGGGAGCCTCGGCAAGAGGCGATACCGACGTGACTTTGATCTGCACACCATTGACCTTGAGGGGCATGTTAATCAAGCCCTGACGGTCCAGAACGAATAGGATGCGCGAAACCAGAGGCGTCATAATCTCGGTCATCAAACGGCCAAATGCCGAGCCAAGATTAGAAGCTAATTCACGTTGACGCTGTGCTATCTCTGTGGCGGATCGCGCAGACATGGTATCGGGCGGGAGCGTGTCGTCCATCAAGATCTTTTTGATGTTTACTCTGAGATCCTGAATAACGATTTGGCTTGTGTTAAAGTCTCCAGCCTTAGGCAGAGGGGCCAGGGATGCGCCTTGTGGACCACCATTTCGGGCAACAGGAATAATCGCACCGGGCTGTATTTTGATGCTTTGAGGATTTAGAACACCGTCATCGGCGGCGAGATACACGCCTGAGATGGCTAGACTTGCGTTCTTGAGAACAAGCTCCAGAGTTTTGTTTAGCGTTTTGATATCTGCAATTGCATCAACCAAAGGACCGCGCCCGTATATTTCACCGGCTGTTTTACTGAACCGAGCAACAATGAAAGGGCTGGATGGCATTTCACGATAAACAATCTCTTGTGCCTTGGCTGGCCAAATAACGTGATAATGATATCGGCCTGTCTCTTGATCGAAGATAACCGCATCAAACAGATCAAGCTCTTCAGAACCACGACGATCTATTGCATCTTGCAATTCTGTTGTAATCTGAACGTCTGGGAACTCTCTTGTGATGGATTCCGCCTTGATACGCAGCTTGCGATAGACATTATCGACCATGCCATATGCGCCTTCCTCAATGGCCACAAGATACTGTGGTATCGCAAGAAAGCGGATGGGAGTAACTTCATCGCCCGGAGTTACCATCATAACCGCTGTACCCACGCAGAGATCCAGCAAAAACTCACCCATAGCCAGATCGAAACTTGTCTGACGTAGCTGGTCAAACATAATATCAACATAGGCATCAAGTATTTGCTGCGCTCTTGGTTGATCTTGCTCAGGTACAGCCGAACCGGGTTCTAACCGGCACCAATGCCGATTAGGGGGGAACAACCCAGATTGAAGTCGGTTGGCGAAACGCTTGGTTGAGGACATGGCAGTGGAATCAAATACACGCTGCATCTTGTTTTTGCCGGGCGTTTTGCCTTCGTAATAGCCGTTGTATAAGTTTCGTTGCGGCAAGGCAAATTCATAGCAATCTTCGTAGATTGTACGCCATTCATCTTTGCGAGCTTGTGCTTTTGCCTCTCGCGCAATGACTTCTCTCGTTGATAGCTTAGGCATTTGCCTTGTTCCTCTTGCTTATAGCGGCAGCTTTACGTTTGGCATCCGCTGTAGATGAAGCGCCCCAGGCGCGGAGCGACAACAATTTCCGTGTCGGTCGGCCCTTGCTGTCACGATCCGGCCCGGGGTTCCCCGCCATTCGAGCCAGGAAGGACGCTCTGCGGGGATTGTCGCCGGATTTGACAGGGGCTTTTAAATTAGATCCCTCTTTGCGCTTGAAGTAAGCGCGACCGGCAGCGTTCAATCCGCCTTTAGGATTTTGATACGCTTTTTTTACCACTACTTGTTGCCTTTTTCTTTGGGGCGGCTTTTTTCTTTGGAGCCTTTCCGCCTTCCCAAGCTTCATTCACGTCTGGGGTAGATGGATCATCTGAAACCAATTGCCCCTTTTCATTTCTTGCGCGTTGTGGCTGGGGATCAGCTTTTTGGTAAACGCGAGAATCTTCTTTGATTTTTGTCATACTGCTTCCTATCAGATATTCATTAGCAACCGGCGGCGGCGAGCGTATCTTTCGCCCTGAGCCTTTTCAAACGCCTTACGCTTTTTTTGTCCTTCGGCCCGTTCTTCTGCCAGTTTTGCGGCTTTCTCTTGCTCGAAAAGCATTTGCGCAGATGGGCGTTTACTTCTCCGCTTCTCGCGCTTCTTTTCGTTTCTTCTTGATCGCTCCAGCATTTCCTCGTGCGCTCTTTGGCTTTTTGCAGAACGCGCCCGAAAGCTTGGCGACTTTGGTTCAAGGCCAAGACCCATGCGAATATCAGATCCAAGCGTTTCTTTTTTTGCTTGTGCCTTTAGTGGCTGAGTCCCGCCCTTCGGCATATCAAGATCCCCCGCCCAACATTCTGGTCGTTGCCATTCCCGGTCCTTCTTGACGTGCTGGGGAGAATAATAATCTTAAACCACCGCGACGAAGTAATCTTCTTCTGGCTTGTGCGCCCCGCATCTCTGTTCGTTCTTGGGTCGTCGCACGTTCTTCAGCCCGTTCTTGCGCCGCTATTGCTTGCTCTTGAGCGCGAACTTCTTCAACGCTTGGCTCTCTTCTCCGCCGCCTACCACCTAGTCCAGCCATTACTCAAACCTCGCCATCGCATAGTAGTCAGCCCCCTCTGGGCCAAACTTTCTTAATATGCACTCTACCTCAAAATGTAGTGCCTTAGCAAACCTTAATGCGCGGGTATTGTCCACTTTTACGAAGATTTGCATACGTCTGATATCTGTATCAGACATCACTTCACGCAAAAGCGCCCTTGCACCGATCAAAGTTGACCTTGCGTGGCGATCCAAGCCCTCGCCCGGAATAAACCAAGCTTCGACCAAACCGGGCCATATATCCCTTACTCCGAAGATAGCAATGACCTTGCCGCGCCCGATAGCAGTCCATGACCAGCCCAGCACAGAATAGTCCCAAACATAATCTCTGTAGTGCGGTATATGTCTGGCGTATTCTTCCTCATGCGGCCCCAGCTTAATATTATAAACATGGCTGAGTGTGAGCGGAACGATTTGCTCATCGGTTCGCATTTGAAAGGTTGGTAGCTGGATCAGTCCCATCAGAACACGTTAAATTCCGTTTCCGCAGAATAGCTTTGTGCTGCGAAGGAATTACCATAGCTCCCTCTACGCAACCGGCGTTGTTCACCGCCGCCCAGCATAAGATATCCAAACGCATCCCCGCAGTGTGAATGGTCATTCTTCACCGGCGTATCTTTAAATCGATCTTGCCCAGCGCCCATGCTTTGACGCTTGAAAAAGTATCCACCGCTTAGAGATTTGCGCAATCTCAGGCATTTCTTATCTACCATCAGACCAGGCTTGCCATTTATCAGCCGCCCCATAGGACTAGCCCCAGCCTCACGTCTGACTTGAAACGCATTGCTTTCTGTTGGTTGTGCTTTGAAACCAAGTGATCTGAGATGGTCAAAGGCTGTAACCTCGTAAATCTCAT